ACTTATTATATATTAGTATATTTCAGTTGTCAATATATTTTTTTCTTATACGTTAAATGATTTAACAATCCTTATTATTTGCTAAAAACATTTTTTATAGTTTTCAACAATTTCAATACATTTTCATCTTTTATGTCTTCTTCTTTATATGCTTCTCTTTTGCTAGTACACAATCTTATATAATTATTACCGATTTTTTGTGTCTTTATAACTATATCACAACGTCCCATACAAGCATTTAGGCACTTTTGAGATAATGCAGGTGCTTGATAACTTGTTTGTCCGTCCATTTTCTCAACGATGTGAGATATAAAAATTACATTCATATTCATTTGTGTTAGAGTCATCATTAAATTTTTCCATACACTGTTAAACTTGTTAAACCCTTTACCAAAAGCTATATCTGCTAAACTTTCAACTTTGGCTAATTCACATATATGATTCACTAACATTGTTTCAATATCATCAATTAAGTCTATAATTAGTGTTTTGTATGTATGTTCTCTTTTTTCAAGTTCAGCTATCACTTCACTGAATTCTGTGAAATTCTTAACAAATACACTAGGGGTTGTAATCTTTGTTGCATTTCCATCAGTATTTATTATCAATGGACTTTCAAACTGTTTGGCTAGATATGTCTTACCTGACATAGATTCACCCCATATAAGTATATTCTTTGGTGTAACATCTGCTTTTTTTGGTTCATTTTTTGGTAATATCATTTTAATCCTCCTATCTATTTACTAATCTACTAATTTAAGTATCCTCCACTAACAAATCCTATAAATTCAGTACCTTGTTTCTTACATTTTTGATATATTTCCTTATAAAATATGTCATCATCTATTGAGTTTAATATTATCTTTGTAAACATATCCTCTAATATTCTAATTCTGCTTAATATTTCAAAATCAGCTTTATCCCTTGAATTAGCCTTTATCCCTACTAATGAATTGACTAATTTACTATAACTCATATACATATTATCAGCGTGTTGACTACCTTGTTGTTTAGCATATTCTATTAAATTTTGAATGGCGTCTGTTTCTTCTCTTCTTACTAGCTTTCCTTGTTGTCTTGTCAATAGCCACTCACTTTTATTTTTATCTATAATTGCTTGTTCCAATACTTCTATATAATGTATTATTGCTCTTCTAACAAATTTACTTTCTCTTAATAAAACCTGTTTAGCTTGGTTGTATGTTAGGATAAACATTGGTTGATTTCTATTCCATTGGTCTTTATAAGAGGTCGGCGAAATTTTTCCTGCACCTATTTCTTCTGAAAATTCATCTCTTATAATATCTAATAAATCTTTATGTTCTAACTTTGCAAATTTACCTCTTTTCTTTTCTGCTTCTGTTAATGTATCATTTGCTTGTTTTGCTTTATATTCTTGTTCTCTAAATAAATTCACTTGTACTAATAAATCTTTACTTGTTATTGATTCTCTCTTGGCTAACATTTTTATACCTCCTTTAAAACTCATCATTCACATACAATGTATCTAAAACTTCTTCACTATATGTACGAATTAAACCATATTTACTATCCATTATTAATTTAATAGGTATACCCATTTTTTCACTAAGATTTGTGGCTTTTATTTCAATATCAGCTCTATCATACTCATCTTTACTCATCATTTTCATTTTTGCGTATGCTATTACACTAAAATAATCAACCATTATTAAACTATCCTCTAATAAATACAATTTCATTTGTAAACTATCCAATCTCTTTTTCATTTCCTCCAATTTAATCATCATCTTAATTCCTCCTTATTTACATTTGATTCTTACATACCCTTTTCTGTTACTAATTTTACTGTACTTTTCCATCAACTCAGGTTGTTCTTCTCTTAATTTGGTACTATCTATGGTTACTGATTGAGTAGGATTCACTCTTGTTATTTGTAAATGCTCTGTTTCCATAGACTTTACATTGTATCTTTGCATTAAATCATACAAAATCTCTCTTTGCTCTTTAGCTTCTTGCTCTATATTTTTTAACTTTTGTAATTCATTTTCCAATCTACTCAATTTTGTTACTGTATTTCTATACTCTGTTATTTCATTTTTAAAATAAAATTCTGCCTCTGTCATTTCAGGGTTAGCTTTTAATCTCTCAACATCAGTCCAAAATACTTCTGCTTTTCTTAATATTTCTTTAATTAATTCATCATCTCTATCTATTTCTTTTATTGTGATTCTGTTCTCATCAAATTCCAAATTGAAATAATCATCTGTATTATGTATTTCGTAATCAAACCCCTTATAGAAATCGTCAGGACGTTTATATTGCACTAAATAACCTTTATCAACATTAAATTGATACATATATAATTGCATTTGTAAAACATAATCCTCTATGCTATCTCTGTTACCACCATTAGTCTTAATCTCCAGTAATAACCCAGCCTCTTTATCTAAGCCATCGCAGTTGCTTCTTAATCCTAAAATATTATCTATTGCTGTATTTTCTCTAAATTTCAAATTATAGATAGCATTTACGTAATCTCTAATAAAAGGCTCTAATAGTTGTCCGTATCTTGTATATTCACTACCTTTATATATACCTCTTAAACAACCTGCTTTTTCTTTTGCTAACTCATAATAGCTTTTGTACTCACTCACATTAAATAAAGCAGGAATATCACTACCACCTATATATTTATTTCTGTTTTTGGTTATATTATCATTTATTTCAATCATTAAAACTGCCTCCCAAATCCTCATCTGTCAATAACTTTTCAGCAAAATCCTGTTTTTCGTCCAATCTTGCATATACACGTTCTTCTATCGTTTTGTTACCGATATATTTATAAACTGTTACTTTGTTCTTTTGTCCTATCCTATATGCACGTCCTAGTGCTTGTGAATAATCTTGATAACTCCACGTAGGGCTAAAGAATATTACTTCTGTGTTGTATTGTAACTCTATTCCTGCTCCACCTGCTTGGATTTGTACTAATGTTGTCTTGCCTTTAAGTGTATCATAATCCTCAAACTTAGGTATATTTGATACTGCTCCGCTTACTTCATAATCAATTTTCATTATCTTTTTAATCTCTTTTGCTTCTCTATTGAAATTATAGAAAATTAGTATGTTAGCCTCTGTGTTGGCTCTAAATTCTTTCAAATATTCTAATTTATCTTTAATTCCTGCACTTTGTCTAAGTCCTGCTATAACTTTACTTGTGTTATCATATAGGATTCCGTTGTAAAATCTATCTTTTTTAATAGTTAAATATTCTTTTCCTGCCTCAAAATAACACTCCTCAAAAGTCAATGGTGGTAAATCCACACAATCCGCTTTCATTAGTGCTTTACTACTTATGGATTTCCACATTTCATCTATTTTATCTGTGTTTCTCCACTCTTTTATCTCCCAAAACCCAATATTGTTAAATTGCTTTACTGCAAACTCTTTTTCATAACCATATCCTGATTTATAAAACCCAAATAGACTGAAATAATTTCCTAAGTCCTGATAACCATTAGAGGCAGGTGTTGCTGATAATAAACAAAACCCATTAGCTTTTTTGCATAAATTTAAAGCATATTTACTTCTCTGTGTCTTCTTATAGTTTTTTATATAGTGGCACTCATCAAAAATAATATATGTATCATTTACATTGTTGACCTCTTTTAATTTGTTATAGCTGATAACTTTATAATCTATATTATCTATTTTATTATAAGTTTTAAATTTATTTATTTCTCTATCCCAACCACCCTCACGTACTTTTTGAGCGGGGGCAACTATCAATAATTTCTTACCCTGTGCGTGTTTCCAATAGTGATTAATGCTGATAATAGTCTTACCTGTACCTGTATCCAGCGGATAGATATAATTTTTATGGCTGTTATCAATCAATTCTTGTTGATATTTATATAATTTCATAATAATCTACCCTCTTTCAAAATCTCTAAAAACTCCTCCATACTACTTGCTACACCAGCTATTCCACCATTTTCTTTAATCTTAGCAATTTGTGCTTTTTGCAGGGGTGATACTATTCCACCTTTAGAACGTTTAACCTCAATTGCTACAAATGTTCCATTTATACAAGCTAGGATATCAGGTATCCCCGAGGGTTGAAATATGCTTCCGTGTACTTTAAAAAACCAATATCCCTTATCTTTCAACCATTTCTTTATTTTGTTCTCAACTGCTTTTTCTTTTACATCAGTTTTATCTTTTAAATTAGCTTTTTCTTTTAAATTAGTGTTATCTTTCATTCTCTAACCTCCATTGTGTCCTTAGGTTATATATCACATCTTTAGCCTCGTAGACTACACTGTTGAGGGCATTGTTCTTACTTTCGATGACTAACCATAGTTTATCTTTAGTTTTCACATACCATTCATAATTTTTCGCTATAGTTCTATATCTTTTATCAACTGGGATATAAATATAAAACTTATCGTCATCTTTTTCGATGTAATATTCATAACCCTCAAAATAGTCCCAATACATTTAAAACACTTCTCCTCTGTGATTGTTTAGCCATTCCACCAATTTATCTGCGATTATTAGGTATTTAACGCCAATTTTCAAATAAGGAAAGTCGGGGTACTCATTCATTAATATTTTTAATCTAGCAACACCTATATTTGTTATTGCTGACGCTTCTTTAACTGTTAGCATTATTTTATTCATAATCGTCCTCCTCATCGTCATCATCAAACCAATCATCATCATAATCATCGTCATAATCATCAAACCAATCGTCTTCAACTAACGTATTTATTACATCCATACATTTATTCTCTACCCACGCTCTATTGTTTGTATATTCGTCCATAGGCTCAACAACAACATACCAATCATCATCTAAACTCTCTATTTTCATTTTTTCTGCATAATCTAATCTAAAAATATCATCATTACTATCTAATTGTACGTATCCTCTGTATATCCCTTTTTCATCTACAGTTATAAGCATTTCACGTCCCATATAATTGTTAGTCTTATTCATAATCTCTATCCTCCATAATAGGTAAATAACCATTTTCTTTTAATAAATTGTAAATAAATAATCTCCCTTTTTGAGTCCAATAAGTATGTGTTTTAGCATTATTATCTCCAACATTAAACGTCTTAGTTCTTGTATATCCACACTCTGCGTATTTTTGATATAAGAACCAAATACCACTCTCTTTGTATTGCACTCCCAACTTATGCAGTAATTCATTCATAAAGACTCCTGATTTTCCATAATCTTTAGCAATT